GTGAATATAAACTCATTATAGACGCTTCTGTACGCTTTAAACAGGACATGCCACACATACTAGACGTTCCTAACTTTACAGGTGTTCGTATTCATTCTGGCAACACTTCAGCAGATACAGATGGATGTATATTACTTGGCTCAACATGGGCAGGTAAAGACTTCATAGGTAACTCTAAAATAGCTTATAAGAAGTTCTTTGACAAACTAAAGAAAGCTAAAACAGCTACAATTAAGATATGCTAGATTATTTTATCTGCGATATCCTTTGTGCTATAGACCACTTTAAATATGTATTACTCATGCTAATTATTTATCTAGTATATAATAAAGTATCTCAACTTTAGAGACTACTATGAAAATATTACTTATTGATATTGAAGTAGCACCAAATACTGCTCATGTCTGGGGTATCTTTGACCAGAACATCTCTATAAACCAATTACTAGAATCATCTTACACTTTATGTTATGCAGCCAAGTGGTACGGTGAATCTAAAATCATGTTTGACTCTATCCAAAAATCTGGCAAACAAAAAATGCTAGACTCTGTGCATAAACTTCTTGATGAAGCTGATGCCATTGTTCACTACAACGGTTCTAGGTTTGACATACCAATACTACACAAAGAGTTTTTACTATCTGGTATGCCACCTCCAGCACCCTCTAAACAGATAGATTTATTGCAGGTAGCAAGAAGACAATTTAGATTTGTTTCTAACAAACTAGATTATGTAGCACAGGCTTTAGGATTAGGTAGCAAGACAGAACATGAAGGACATGCTTTATGGGTCAAGTGTATGAATGATGACCGTAAGGCATGGAAAACAATGGAAGAATATAATAAGAATGATGTTATATTACTTGAGAAAGTCTACGATAAATTCAAGGGTTGGATTAAACAACATCCAAATCATAACGCATATTCTGCTGACGTTTGTTGTCCTAATTGTGCTTCACGAAAATTACAATCTCGTGGTACACAAAGAAGTAGGACTGCTATTTATCAACGCTATCAATGTCAAAATTGTGGGTCGTGGGCAAGGTCTGTTAAATCAGAAAAGATTGCCAAAGACTCTTTAGTAAATATATAGGAAAATTATGCAACGTTCAGATGTAGAGATTATCTGTAATCACATGCTAGGTAGAGTGATTGTATCTTGTGAAGCATTACATGGCGATAGCACTATTGTCATTCAGCTAGATGATGACTCACTTATAGAAATTAGTGGCGAGGAGTTATCGCTCTATTCCGAACTTACACCATTGGATGACTGATACCAAGCATCTATATAATCTTTTAATCCTTCTATACCATTACCAAGAATAACAAGTTTATCCTGGGTAACCTTGTAAAACTTATCTACCTCAGTTCCAGTATCATCACTATACCCATTTATAACTAACACAGTAAACTTATCTTGGTCTGCTAATGCTTTTAACAGTATTTTTTGACCTAGAGATATATCCTCATCTTCACGCTTCCACTCTCCAATAAGAAAGTTTCCACGTCTTTCAAAAACCATGTCAATGTTAGATGGCATAGCTTTTGGATTGTCTAGTATTACACCTTTTAAAAAGCCAAAGTCTGTATGACTAGCATACGCATTACGCATAGCATTAGACACAAATGATAGTGCCATTATAAACCTGACAGACGGTTACAGACCCATCAGGTGCTAGTATAGTAGTAGTTTGGCTAAATGTTTCTTCAGTCCAAAAGATAGCTAGTGCAACCATTACAAGACCAAATACTAAGTAGATTTTACTCATCATCAAACCTTTGTAATTGAGCTTCTAATTCCGGTGGAATTTCAACTCCATCATCTTTAGTAGCATCTAATAACTTGTTCTTATACCAATCAGACTTTTCTAAATCTTGTTGTGGATTATCTTTAAAAGGATAACGTAAGTCATATTTGAGTTTACAACCTTTAAGATAACCAATATACTCTTCTTTAGTTAAACGACTTTTAATCACATCTATTGCTTCTATACCGCCCACTAAGTAATGCGGTGGTCTATTCACTAAATCAACCATTCTTATCCCCTTATAAAAAATAAATCAATTAACTGATAACAACCATAAAAAAACCAACCCATACCACCAATAATCAACAACCATACTACCACTTCTAATATCTTTTCTGCTCTTGCCATCTGCCATACTCCCTTCCTACAGTTACAGATACATATTTCCTATTCTTAAATCTTTTATCTAATTCATTGCTATAAGTCCATTTAGGCAAAATCAAATATCCTTGACTTTCCAAGTATTTCAATCGTGTTCTAGCAATGACGCATTCTTGCACAATTTGTTTAATGCTGCAACCAGGATGTGCAGTAACATAGTTTATAACAAACTTTGCTTGTCTTTGGTCATCTAGTTTAGTGTACATCTTTTACTCCATGCAATTGTTCTATAAGCCTAGCAAATCTAAATATCTTGTCAATTGTTATTACCTGACTACCGTATCCAAATGCTTCTTTATATACCTTTATAATTTCTTCTTGTGTAAGTGGTTTAGAGTCCACCATGTGCCTCCGTTAATTTCTTACTATCGTATTTAGATATGCCTTTATATTCTTCTACAGGCTCACCTGCAAATAAAGGTGTTATCTTAATGTGATGTGTTGTATTCTTTAGGTCGTTTAGATATGAAAGCTGGTTAGGATGAAATGACCATAAATAAGACTTTTTTAGGTCTCCAGACTTAGTACAAAACTCTTCATACAAAAATGCTAGTGGTTCTTTTTTCATTAGTAAAACACCATCCTTCCTATGTGCGTTTTCTTGCGTTTACCGAACCATGCTTTCTTTGGCGGTATTGAATCGTCATGGAAATATAAAGCATTTGCAACTGGGTTAGCATATTTATTATGAATAATCGTATCAATAACCAAAAGTTTAGTCTCCAAATACGCCCTTTCATTAACGGGTAAATGATTTTCATCCGTAACCCCAATAAACTGACCAGAAGCATAAACAACAGAGCATACATCACGACCCCAATGACCATTACGAACTCTATTGCGTATAACATTTATAATGCCAATCCTTTCTTGTATATTATGAGAACCTTCATGGTACACAGCAGTTGCATAACACGCTATATCTAATTCTAAGTTATGTATATCCATTATAAACCTTTCATGCTTTTCTGGTGTCTAGTAAACCCACATAAGCGTATAATTCTATTATATTGTGCAATTAAGCATAATATATTACTTAAGGATAAATACCATGTGGACAACTCCAGCAGCTACAGAAATGCGTTTTGGCTTTGAAGTAACTATGTACGTAATGAACAAATAGTTATAAGCAATTGGGGATGCTCCTAGAAAGGAACATCCTCTTCTGCACCTTCAACAGCAGGCTTAAGTCTTTCATCCGTTGCTACCATTGCTACAGCACCACTAATAAACTTACCATTAGCACCTTCTCTAACCCAACCTGATAAAGTAAACTCAATACCATCTACATTTAACTTACCACGATAGTCTGGTCGTTTAGGATTATCACCTTTGTCATTCTTGTTTAATGTAAACGTGTTTGTGTTGTTATACTCAGCCATATACTACTCCTTTAGTTTTAAAATTGTTTGTTCTACTTCTTCAAGAAACTTAATAACTTCTGCTTCTAATTCTCCTATGTAAGTATCATCCCTGTCAACTCTTGCTACAAAAAGCTGTAATTCTCCCTCAGGAAAGTTAGGATTATAACTTACAAAGTCTACCCACTTAGCACCGGTACAAGCTAACTGCCATTGCATCTGTGGAATGTATTTACTAGGAACTGACTTACTCATAAGCGTATTAGTATGGGTTGTTTCTATAGGACATTTAATCTCAATAAGACCTGCATACTTACCTTCTTCTTCTGCATTTACAGCTCCGTCTGGACTAGCACCACTATTCTTAATAATAGGATGGTCAAAAAAACCTACCTCTGTTACAGATACGCCTTTAGATTGCATATAAAGCTCTCTAGCAACACTTTCTCTTTCAATACCATCTAACATAGCCTGATTAACAAAACTATCGCCTTTCTTGCCTGTAAGACGTTCTGATACAAGTTGGACAAGGTAGTTTTGACGTGATGTAGATACGCCTGTTTTAGTCTTGGCGATAACATCCGATATTCTAGATGCTGTCACCTTGCCTAATCTTTGCTGAAACCACTCTTCTGTGCGTTGTTCTATCATAGGAAGTCTTCTTTAGATACTAACTTTACAGGATTGCTTTGTTGATGAATAGCATTAACTACTTCATTAGCTGAAGCAAACTCTGTGCCACCTAATCCTAAAGCTGCTAAACATCTACCAATTGCAGAGGTCTCACAGTTTTCTACATAAGATGTTCCATTGATTTGTGATGCTTTACGGAACTCCTGTGCATGACCAGTTGCAAATGTTTGCACTTGACCACCTTCTAAATGAACACCTGCATAAGCCTTAACAATACATTGTTCATCATCAATCTTAACTATTTCAGTAGTGAGAAAGTAATTAGGAAATTGCTCTCTAAATTCTTGAACTCTCAATGCTACTGTTTTGTATTCTTTACCACGAATATTTACTATACCTTGCTTAGTCATCTTTCTCTCCTGTTGTTGTAATTGTTGCTGGTGTTGTTCCATCATTACCTGGTCGTAATGTTGTTGTTGTGACATTTGCTCTCTCCCATTTGTCGTTATCTAATTTAAGTTCGTCATTCAATCGTTTAAGAATATCTGCTATGTGTTCTAGTTTTGTAGACATAACATCCCTACTATAATTAAAACTAATATGACAGTCAAGATATTTGTTGTTATATGTTCTTGATGTTCCGTATCGTCATGTTTATAGTCAACACCATATCTTTCACGATAACTTCTAGGTGTTTTATAATGCCATTGGTTATACCAGGTATTATGTCTATCTTTATCCCATCCCCAATTAGTCATCATGCTTCTCCTGTTGGTCAAGTTTATATTGAGCTTCATATTCTTGTTGCTCAAGTCTTTCCATTTCATTTATATATTCATCATAATCTAAATGGCGTTCCATTATATAGCTCCTGCAAACTTACCCATAGCCCAAAGGCAAAAGGCTACATAAACCCAGAATGCTACTGCTAATACTATCATTGTTGAAATTTTCATGTCTCTCTCCTAAAGTTGACAATTGAACTCTAAACCCATAAAAAACACCTGTCAAGTATTTTCTATATAAAAAATAGTTTGCTTATAGATTTTATTCATGATAATCTTTTTTGGCATTACTAACAAAGGAGAGCAGCATGCGTATTAAAAATTGGGATAAGTACCAGCATTACAAGCATAAAAGTGATATGAAGTGGTTTAAATGCTATGGTCGTGATATTTTAAATGACCCTGATTTTATGAAAATGGATGATATAAAACAGGCAACTTTATTCAAATTATGGTGTTTAGCTAGTGAGTCAAATGGCAAATTACCACAAGTGTCAGATATTGCCTTTAGATTTAGAAAACCTATCAGCTTTGTAGAAAAATTAGTAAAGGAATTAGATACTTGGCTAATAAGAAATGAAAGTATAGAGCAAGTCTATACAAATACTATAACAGATAAGAGTAGATTAGATAGAGATAAGATAATAAAACCCATTGTGCGGTTTGAAGAGTTCTGGAATACATATCCAAATGTTCGTAAAAATAATAAGAAGGGTTGTTTAGAAAAATGGCAAGCAAAAGACCTTGACTTAATAGCTGATAAAGTTATAGGCTATGTTAATATGATGAAAGAAACTAAATCATGGAAAGAAGGTTTCGTGCCAGCACCTATGACATTACTTAACCAAGAAAGATGGGATGATGGAACTGTAACTAATATCCGTAAAGTTTGGGAAGGTGGTATTTAGTGAATATAGGTGAAGTAATAGATAAACTAACAGTTAGCCAATCAACAGTTCAAGAATTTTATAACGAGGGGTATGGTCATGCAGAGTTTAAAGTTAAAGGTACGGATATATTTGCTGATGACTTGGTCAAGTATTTTAGTGAGGAAGTTCATAGTGGCAAATCGTTGGGCTGGATTAAGACGGAAGATAAGTTCAGGATTAGGTCTTCGGAACTAACAATTCTTACCGGTGTATCAGGTCATGGTAAGTCAATGTGGTTATCGCAAGTTGTATTAGCTATGATGAAACAGAATACTAAATGTCTAATAGCTTCTTTAGAAATGAGACCTGTTCTTACATTAGCTAGAATGATTACCCAGGCATTAGGTTCACCAGAGCCAACAGATGATTACATTCGTAAGTTTTGTGATAGAGCTAAAGACAAGTTATATATATACGACCAAACAGGAAGTACTAAGTCAGAAGACATGATAGCAACTCTGCATTATGGAAAGCATGTATTGGGAGTTGATGTTTTTATTATTGACAGTCTTATGAAATTGGATGACGTGTCTGAAGAGTCATTAGATGGACAGAAAAGACTGACAAATAGTTTGGCGGTTATAGCACGTGATTTACAAGTAAGTATTTTTTTAGTAGCACATACTAGAAAACTTAAAGACGAGTCAGAAATACCAGACGCTACAAACATTATGGGAAGTTCGCATATTCGTAACTTATGTGATAATATTATTTGTGTATGGCGTAATAGATACAAAGAGAAATTAATAGAAGAAGGCAAGACTTCTGACGAAGAGTTAAAGATTATTCCAGATGCAAAGGTCTTTGTTCAGAAACAGCGTAATGCACAATGGGAAGGTTCATTTAACTTTTGGTTTGACCAAAAAGGTTTACGATATAACGAGAGTCCACCAAGATGACAATAAATGAATTCATAAAGCAATGTAAAAAGATATTTGGTCCAGACATAGAATACAAAGCAACTTCTAAAGACGGACAAGTATTTAAAACGAAAGGATGGAGAGATGATAAAGTGGGCACTAACCAAAGACAACTTACCCCAGCTTATAGAGAAACTAAAAACTCTTGACTTCACTAAACGCTGGCGTGTAACAGTAACAGACGCTAAACTTAACCGTAGTCTTGAGCAGAACGAAAGGTTATGGGAACTATACACAAGTTTAAGTCAGCATTTGGGTATTGAGAAAGACCGTATACATGAACTTTGTGGCTTTAAATTTTTACGCTACCAAACAGAAATTGCAGGCATGCCTGTAGAACTTATTAAGTCAACAACTAAACTAACTACAAGTGAGATGACAGAATACCAACAACAGATAGAAGTATGGGGTCAGACTATGGGTTGGGGTTGGGATTATTAAATGAACGTATTATCATTATTTGACGGAATGTCATGTGGACAGATAGCATTAACACAATTAGGATTTAAGATTGATAATTATTTTGCAGCTGAAATAGATGAAAATGCTATTAAAGTTGCTAAAGATAATTTTCCAAATACAATTCATATTGGTGATGTAACAAAAGTAAAAGGTAGCGAATTACCTAAAATAGATTTACTTATTGGTGGAAGCCCATGTCAAGGATTTAGCTTTGCAGGTAAAAAGTTAAATTTTGATGACCCAAGAAGTGCATTATTTTTTGAGTTTGTTAGATTACTGAAAGAAACCAATCCAAAGTATTTTTTACTTGAAAATGTAAAAATGGATAAAAAATGCCAAGATGTTATTACTGAATATTTAGGCGTTAAACCAATTATTATTAATTCATCTTTATTATCTGCTCAAAATAGAGTTAGATTGTATTGGACTAACATACCAAGCATTGAGCAACCACAGGATAAAGGTATTTTATTTAAAGATATTTTAAATCCCATATATGATTTTAAACCATTAACAAAATGGTTCTTTTCTACATGGGGAACAAAGCAAAAAATTAATATGTTAAGAACTATAGATGCAACCAAGTCTTTTTGTGTAACAACAAATAAAAGTCATTCAAAAAACTATTACTTAAACTCAGATAAAACAATGGCAAGAATGCTTGAAAGAGATGAAATTGAAAAATTACAAACTTTACCTGAAGGTTATACAAAAATTGTATCAAAAACTGACGCACATAAAATGATTGGAAATGGCTGGACAGTAGAAGTTATTAAACATATTTTTAGGAATATGAATGAATTATCGTAACCCTAAACTACTTAAACTAGCAGATGGAGCACCATGTATGATGTGTTCTATTCAAGACGGGACTGTAGTATCTGCACACTCTAATCAATTACGTGATGGCAAAGGAACAGGTATTAAGGGACATGATTATCGTATAGCTTTCTTATGTCACCAATGCCACCACATGATAGATAATGATAAGATGTTAGATAAACATGATAGAATAGCAGCATGGGAAGAAGCACACCGTAAAACTATAGGCTGGTTATTTACTAACAACCATATACAAATTAAATGAATAAAATAGAATTTGGAGACTGTAGAGAGATAATGTCACGCTGGAAAGATGAAGGCATTAAAGTACAAACTTGCGTTACATCACCACCTTATTTTGGTTTAAGAGATTATGGGCATAATGGTCAAATTGGTTTAGAGCAAACAGTTGGAGAATACGTTGCTAATATGGTAGATGTATTTAGACATGTATGGCATATTCTTGAAGATGATGGAACTGTATGGTTAAATTTAGGCGATAGTTATTATAATTACAGACCCGGTAAAGGACAGTCTTTAAATAAACAAACCATAGCATCTAATGACCAAGACTTACCTTCTGAATGTGCAAGACGTGGTAATAAATTAGAAGGATTAAAAGAAAAAGATTTAATTGGAATACCATGGCGAGTAGCATTTGCTTTACAAGAATTTGGATGGTATTTAAGACAAGACATTATTTGGCATAAACCAAATCCAATGCCTGAGTCTGTTCGTGATAGATGTACAAAATCACATGAGTATATATTTTTGTTATCTAAAAATCCACAGTATTATTTTGACAATGAAGCTATAAAAGAACCTGCTATACATTCTGATAGAACTGCTGGAAATAAAAATGCACAAAAAGGTACTGGTGTTGATAAAATGGATACAAGAAATGGCTTGCTTAAAGCCCAACAAAAAGTATATGAGTTAAAAAATAAACGTGATGTATGGTCAGTCAATGTTAGACCTTACAAAGGCGCACATTTTGCTACATACCCAACAGCTCTTATTGAACCATGTATTAAAGCTGGTAGTCGTATAAATGATATTGTGTTTGACCCATTCATGGGAAGTGGCACAACTGCACAAGTAGCTAAACAATTAGGAAGACAATATCTAGGTTGTGAGTTGAACAAAGAATATGAAAAGTTACAACAAGAAAGGATAGGTAATGGGTAAAGGCTCTGGAAGAAGACCATTGTTAATTTCTGAACAAGAAGCACAAGACAATTGGGACAAGATATTCAAAAAGGAAAAGAATAGTCCTGACGTTTCACCGCACACTTATGAATACGAACTCAATAAGTCTACCGGTGATGTAGAGAAAAGATTTAAAGACGGAATATCTAAACCTAACGAAAGTCAATTTGATGGCAACTAGCCCAACGCAGTTAAGTCTTAAAAAGTTAAGAGAAGAAGGATATACATGTTGGATTACAGAGCATTGGAATAGTTATGCTAGGATACGTCAAGATTTATTTGGTTTCATAGACATATTAGCTTTAAAGGGAAAAGAAACATTAGCTGTGCAAACAACTACAGCAACAAATATGTCAGCTAGAGTAAAGAAGATAGGTGACCATGAAAACGTAGGTCCAGTTCGTGAAGCTGGTTGGTCTATTCATGTACATGGTTGGCATCAAGACGATAAGAAGAAGTGGCATTGTAAAGTTAAGGATGTATCGTGAATACCAGAGATAAAATACTAGCTTATCTTACAGAGCCTAAAGCTATAAAAGAAATAGCAGCACATGTAGATGGTAATTATCACACCATTAAAAATTTGCTTGTTACCATGAAGATGGAAGGTCATATACACGCATTCAAAGATAACGATAATAGACTTATGCACTATTACATTCCACAACCACATCCATTACAAGCTATATTTGGACACACAGCAAACTTTACAGAAGACCAGATAAAAGGTGTTATCAATCATAACGCAGATGATGCCAAACATAATCTTCAACAAAGAACTACACAAGAAACATTTGGGCAAAGCGTAGCTTATACGCTAACACAATATGATTAGTATGGAACGCTTATTGTCCATTCTCGAGGATTGGGCTTTATGGATGAAGACGGATAATCACAAGCTAGGTTATCCATCTAAAAGCATAGGTATGTCATCTGGTGGAGAAAGTACGAGTCAGGCGTTTGAGGAAATGTGCTCTTCGCAAGACATGTCTAACGTCAGGACAATTCACGCTATCGTGCATAGCTTAGAACAAGGACAACAAGACGCTATCTATGCTAAATACTTGGGAGCTAAGCCACCTTTAGCCTTTTTCTGGCAATTGGACATGGCATACGATAACTTGCTGACAATAGCAGAAAGACGAATAAATGCTTAAACTATTGCATGGTGATTGTTTAGAGGTTATGAAAACCATACCTGACGCTAGTGTAGATGCCATCATTACAGACCCACCTTATGGAACTACCGCTTGCAAATGGGATAGTGTTATTCCTTTTGAGCTTATGTGGAAACAATTAAAAAGAGTTATTAAAAATAATGGTGCTATTGTATTATTTGGAAGTGAGCCTTTTAGTAGTGCATTAAGAATAAGCAATATTAAACAATATAGATATGATTGGATTTGGTATAAAAACCAAAAAACAAGGTTTCAGTCATCAAAATTTATGCCATTAAAATCACATGAAACAATTTCTATTTTTTATCAAACAAGTGGTAAGTATTATCCACAAAAACAAAACAGAACAAAACAAAAAGCAGGAAATAAAATAAACAAAACTGGAGAGATATATGGAAATAATATTTACGTTAGACCAATACAAGAAGATTTAATTAATCCACATGATGTAATTGATTTTATAAAAACATTACATGGAAGCGACAAAAGATTGCATCCAACACAAAAGCCAGTAGCACTTATTGAATATCTTGTTAAAACTTACACGCAAGAAAACGAAACAGTATTAGACTTTACTATGGGGTCAGGAACTACAGGGATAGCTTGTAAGAGCCTTAACAGGAACTTTGTAGGCATAGAGTTAGATAAAGATTACTTTGACATAGCAACTGCTAGGATAAACGCATAATGTTGTTGAACAGAAATGGCAAAGTATGCTATAATACTGCTTGTTGGACAACTCCTGTCCGTTAATAACGTAATCCCACAAAAGCCTGACCATACTCTCTCCTTGGTTGGGCTTTTTCTTTTTATGAAACTATCTATTTGCGAACAATGTGGTGAACCATTTGACTTCACCGAGTATAGCCTGTGTAATGATTGCAGACATGACCACCGATTTATTAAGTTAAGGAAAGATAATGAAAGCCAAGACCAAAGCATCAAAAAAAATCAGCAAAGTGATGAAGGAATTTAAAGCAGGTAAGTTGCATAGTGGTTCTAAAAAAGGTCCAGTAGTAAAATCTAAAGCTCAAGGATTGGCAATCGCACTTAGCGAAGCTGGTCTATCTAAAAAGAAAGGTAAATAATTATGCCAATGGTCGGAATGAAAAAATTCTCTTACGATGCTAAGGGGAAAAAAGAAGCGAAAGAGTATGCAAAGAAAACAGGTAAAGCTATGGCTGCTAAACCTATGAAAAAGGCAGCTAAACGTGGCAAATAAGCCAGGTCTCTATAGTAATATCGCTGCTAAACGTGCTAGAATTAAAGCTGGCTCTGGTGAGAAAATGCGTAAAGTAGGTTCTAAAGGTGCACCTACAGCTATGGCATTTAAACAATCAGCAAAGACAGCTAAGAAAAAGAAATGATTAAGAAGGGTAAGGAAACATTTTCAGGTTATAATAAACCTAAGAGAACACCTAATCATCCTACTAAGTCACATGCAGTATTAGCTAAAGATGGTGACCAAGAGAAACTTATACGCTTTGGACAAAAGGGTGTGAGTGGTGACAAAACAAATACAGATAGAGCAAAGTCTTTTAAAGCAAGACACGCTAAGAACATTGCTAAAGGAAAAATGAGTGCCGCTTTTTGGGCAAACAAAGTAAAGTGGTAAAACTAGATATATATGTAGGATATGATGGCAAGGTAGAACCAATTGCTTATCATAACTTTTGCCAGTCAGTTATAGAGAAGTCATCTATACCGGTAAGTTTTACACCATTAGCATTAAACACATTAAAAGATTACAAAGAAACACATACAGACGGTAGTAACGCATTTATCTATTCACGCTTTCTAGTGCCATATCTAAATAACTTTAAAGGTATCGCACTATTTGTAGATGGCGATATGATATGCAGAACAGATATAGCAGAGATACTAGCTAACTTTGATACAGATGAAGCAATCAAGGTAGTCAAGCATCATTACACAACAAAGCATCCTGTTAAATACTTGGGTGCAAAGAACGAAGACTATCCTAAAAAGAACTGGTCAAGCGTTATGTTATGGAACTGCTCACATTGGCTCAATAAACAATTAACACCTAAGTTTGTCCAAGAACAAACAGGTAAATACCTACACAGGTTTGAATGGCTCAAGTATCCTGAAGAACAAGTAGGTAAGCTAGACGAAACATGGAACTGGTTAGAAACAGAATACGAATACAACTCAGATGCTAAGTTAGTGCATCACACATTAGGCACACCATGCTTTAAAGACTATCAGAATACAGACTATAGTCAAGAATGGTGGGAAACATACCAAAGAATGATATATCCTCTAAAAGGAAACGGACAAGAAAGCGAGTTATAAGATGGCAGGTTTACTTGAATACACCAAGAATGGTCAAGTAACAGAGCCACCATTGTATCGTTTTATGCGAGGCAATGTTCAGTCTTTCTTAAACTCTATACCTGACCCTAGTAAGATGACACCAGAAGAGCAATTAGCTTTAGGTGCTAATGTAAACCCTATTATGGGATTATTGGGTGCTACTGCATATCATGGTAGCCCATATTTGTTTGATAAGTTTGACCCAACAAAAGTTGGAAGTGGAGTAGGTCAGCAATTATTTGGTAAAGGCACATATTTTGCAGAAAGTCCAGCAGTAGCAAAAGAATACGCAAAAATAAATCCAAGTGGTGCAAACCCATCACCAAGCAGAATGTTATTGGGTAAAGACGTTGCATTTGGAAGTCCAGAATATAAAGCTGCACAATTAGTAGATGAATTAGGCGTATCAAAAGCTAAAAAATTTGCTGATGAATGGGCACAAAACCCAACACCTGACCGAGTAGAATTTTCTCAAAGTGTTAAAAATGCTTTATCATCTGTAAATAAAAAGTCAGATGTTAAAAATTTAGGCACAAGTAATTTATATAAAGTAGATATACCAGATGAAATTATCCCCAATATGTTGCAATGGGATAAGCCATTGGGAGAACAAACTACAGAAATACAAAGATTAGCATTTGAATATGCAAAACCATTAGCTAAAGAAGTTAAGTTGCTACAAAGGAATAAGTTAAATCAATTACCAGAAAATAGTACGATATGGAATACATTAACTGGTAGTAACTTGTATAAATTACTTAAAAATAAATTTAAAAGCGAAG